GGTGGCTTGATGGTTCCTTCTGAGGTTCTCAGTAGGGATTTAAAAGCTACAGCGAATGGAGCAAATGTAGTTGAGACAGTTCTTGACTCAGGTTCATTCATTGATATGCTCAGAAATCAGTCGATTTTGGACAGGGCGGGAGCCTCGGTCTTGACTGGACTTTCAGGTAATGTTCAGATACCTCGCCAAACAGGTGGAGCGTCTACTTATTGGATTTCTCCAGAAGGTTCAAGTGTTACTAAATCCGATCAGACTCTTGATCAGGTTGCATTAACACCTCGCACTCTGGGAGCTAGAACTGAGTACACAAGACAGTTCATGCTTCAGTCAAGCATTGAAGCTGAGAACTTTGTTCGTAACGATTTAAGCCGTGGAATTGCTCTAGAAGTTGATCGTGCTGGTCTTTATGGAACTGGTCTTGCTGGTGAGCCATTAGGTGTTCATAACGTCCCTGGAATCTCAACACAAGCTTTTGCTGCTGCTGTTGCTGCTGGTGGCCCTACTTTCTCTGAAGTAGTGAACATGGAAAGCACTATGGCTGGTGACAATGCCCTAATGGGTAATCCTTGCTATATCGGCAACGCTGCAATGCTCGGTGCATTGAAAGTTAAAGCTAAAGATGCTGGTTCAGGATTGTTCCTCTTAGATGGCAACACTCTTAATGGCTATGCAACTTATAGATCACAACAAGTAGAAGCTGGTGATCTCATCTATGGTAACTTCTCTGATTTGATCATTGGTTACTGGGGTCCAGCTATCGAGCTTACAGTTGATCCTTACTCACTATCTGATACAGGTTCTACAAGAGTAGTTGCCTTTGTTTCAGTAGACATGGTTGTTAGACATCCTGAGTCTTTCGTTCTAGGTGCTTAATTCTTAACCCACTTTTTTTATCGACCAATGACTGTTTATTTACGAGACGCACAAACAGCCGTTTCACTTCTCGGTAACGACGTAGTAGCGTCAAACGGGAATGGTTCTGCTATCAATCTTCAGAATGGCACTCAGCGTTTTGAAGGCGACTGCACAGTAACCCTTGATACGGAAGCTGGTGGAAGCGGAATTGTTTACACAATTAAGCTCACTGAATGTGACACATCTGGTGGTACTTACACTGATGTAACTGGTGGTGCTTTTACTGCTACTACAGCTAACACTGCATCAACACAAGTTTTATTCCTTAATGCTTCTGAACTGAAGCAATACATCAAAGTGAATAAAGTTGTAGCTGGTGGTACTGGTGCTGGTGCTGTATCTGTTACAGCACTATTTAGTAACAAGTACGGTTAATAGTTAGGTGTCATTTGCTGACGACTTAACAACAATGCTTGGTAGTCCGTTCTCCACTAGCTGTACTGCTGGTGGGACGACTGCCAATGGCATTTTATCTCAACCATCCGAGGTCGTTTTAGATGGGATGGTGCTTTTTAGTGATTACACTTTGCAAGCAAAAGCAAGCGATTTTGGAACATTAGTTGCTAATGATGCAATTAGTGTGGGAGGCGTTGCATATACAGTTCGTGAAACAAGGTTTTCAACTGATGGTTTGTTAGTAACAATTGCAATACAGAAAACATGACTTGCAAAGTTGAACACATTCTTTCCAGAATTATTACTAATCTCGCTGGTACTGCTGGAGTTTCGACTCGCATATATCGCTCTAGGGTAGTTCCGCTTACGAGAAATGAGTTTCCAGCAATAGTTTGCGAACCCATAAGTTCAAGTTGCAGTCAGTCAACAAGTCTTCCTACTCTTGATTGGGAGTTACAAGTCAGAGTCGTAATTTTAGTAAAAGGAACAACTACAACAAGTCCTGATCAAGCTGCTGATTCAATATTGGAATCAATGTGGCCCAAGATGACTACAGATTTAACGCTAAATGGTAATGCAATAGATGTTCAACCAACGGGCACAGAGTTCTTAATGAGTGATGCTGACCAGCCTACTGGAGCGATAACAACCAACTGGACAATTCGTTATCGAACAGAAGTTGACGACCTTACCGAATAAATATTGTTATTACGCTCTAATAACCTACTAATATGTTGATATAAGACTTGGTTGTATTTGAGCAATGGCAAAACTCACTCGTAAAAAGACTCTTTTGATTAAGAAAGAGACTAGCTACGGAAGCACAAGTAGTCCTACAGGTTCTGCTAATGCTGTATTGGTAAGAGATTTAACTGTTGAGCCAGTTGTTAGTGATGAAGTTAGTCGAGAATTAATAAGAGGTTATCTGGGTAATCAAGAAGTTTTATTGGCGAATACAAGAGTCAATGTGAGCTTCGACGTTGAAATGGCTGGATCTGGTACGGCTGGTACGGCTCCAAAATATTCTGATGCTTTACAAGCTTGCGGTTTAGCTCTTACAACTGTTTCTAATACTTCAAATAGTTATGCACCAGTTAGCGATAGTTTTAGTAGCGTTACTATTAAATACAACACTGATGGAGTAAATCACACAATTCTGGGTGCAAGAGGTTCATTTTCAATCAATTGCGAAGTTGGTCAAATTCCAGTAATTTCTTTCCAGTTCACAGGACTGTATTCGACTCCAACAGATACAGCGATGCCAACAACAACATATAGCAATCAAGCTGATCCAGTTATCTTTAAAAACGGCAATACATCAAGTTTCCAATTGTTTGGTTATTCAGGGGCGTTGCAGTCTTGGTCATTTGATATGAATAACGAACTTGTTTATAGAGAACTTGTAGGAGGAACAAAAGAGACACTTATCACTGGTAGAACACCCTCTGGTACTGCTGTCTTAGAGGCTGTAGCCCTTTCTGCTCATAACTTCTTTAATGACGCTACAGGTTCAGCTACAGGCACAAACACTTGGAGTCATTCAGGTGGGGCTGGAAATATTTGTACGGTGAGTTGCCCACAGTCAGATTTAAGCGCACCAACTTATGAAGATTCAGATGGAATTGTCATGTTAAATCTTCCATTTATGGCTACTCCTTCTGCTCCTAATAACGAGTTCAGCTTGGTATTTACATAGATAATGGTTATTGTTGCGTAAGATGTATATTTTTAATGGCTCTAATCAAAAAGAAGGTAACTTCTATTAAATGGCCTGTCACTGTAAATTCTCCAACTGACGGCGGTAAATGGAAAGAAGAATCATTTACAGGTGTTTTTAAAAAGGTTGGTATTACCCAAATTGAAAAATTAGCTGATAAGGGTGATCCTCAGTTAGTTAAAGATGTTTTAGAAGGTTGGGAAGATATAAAAGATGAGGATGGCAATGACGTTGCCTTTACTAAGAAAGAACTAGATGGTTTTCTGAATGATATTAATTTCATAAAAGGAACAGTCCAGGCAATTATTGATATGCAAAGGGGCGCACCTGAAAAAAACTCATAGAGGCCACTGAGTATTGGCTAAACAGTGGTCAGGAAATAGATGAGTCCTATGAAGATGCAATTGCTTTAGGGATTGTTGGTATGCCAAAGAAAGAAAAGAAAAAGGATTTTGTTGTATGGGAGGAAAACTGGGAGATCGTTATTATGTTTACTCGTCTAACAACACAATGGAATGTCTCAATGTCAGGAGTAGTTGGATTAAAATATGAAGTCTTAGAGTGGTTTTGCCGTCTATACTTAGTTGACGACGCTAGAGCCATGTTGGAAGGGATTCAAACAATGGAAAGAACAGCATTAAAGGTACTAAACGAGAAGGATAAATAATGTCTGCATCTACAAGATTTAAAATTGAAACCATAGTTACTGGGCTAAAAGGTGTTGAAAAACTAAAAAGTAGTATTAAGCAGCTATCTAATACTGCAAAGCCAACAGCAGCAGATATAGCGACTTTAAGGGCTGCTGCTAATCGACTCGGAAGACAAAGCGATAGGACTGAAAACGAATTAAGACAACAAGTAGCAGTACTTACTGACCTAAGAGCAAACGTATCTTTAACAGGGAAATCTTATAAAGTTTTAACTGCTGATATTCAAAGGGCTGAAGCTGCTTTAGCTAAAGCTGGTTTAACTGGTAAAAATACAAGTAAAAATTTCGGCAATGCAGCTAGAACATTAGGGGCTATAGCTGGTGCTGGTGTTTTTGGTGGCCCAGAAGGTGCTATTGGTGCAGTTATTGGTGGCATACAAGGTGGCCCAGGTGGTGCTTTAGCTGGGGGTGCAATTGGAGCGCAAGTTGGAATGTTGAGAAGATCAATTGGAGGTATTGCTGAATATAAAGCTGCTTTAGATAAGCAAAGACTAGCCTTG